CTTGGGAATGTTTGTAAATTAACATTGTTATTCAATTCAACTCTGAAAAGTAAATTATCATAGTATGATGATGTGGTGTTTCCGTTATAAGATTTTGGTGCTCTTACATGATTATCAAATACACTTTGTGAAATAACTTCGTTCCATAATCTAAACTCCATCATAGAACCACTAAAATCTGTAAAGTATCCTGAACTACCACTACCACCTAATAAAATATCACCATCTGTAACAAACCCATTATTATAAGCATTGGCTGATGTACTACCATCTAACACAACACTTTCACTTGTTTGATATAAAATTACTTCTCGTGTAGAATCATATTGTTTTGATGTTAATTCATATTTAATTTTTTGTGTGTGAGTATCAGCAGTTAAATCTGCACCACTTGATGATTTTCTTGTTAACATTACACTCCACATATCATCATTATAAAATGGTTGTAATGATGATGTTATGTAAGTCATACCAACAGAAGAACTAAGTGAAAATTGTAAGTAACCATAATCATCACTTTGTCCGTTATCTTGTAACTGAATAGCCCAACTATCATTGCCAGTACCTTTGTGTAATAACACTTGGTCTTTTGAGATAGGACTTCTAAATCTAAACTCAACGGTTTGTGGTTTCATTGAATTAGAATCATCTTTCCAAGGCAATCTTAAATACTCACTTGATTTAAAATCTAATGCATAAGTAAACTTTCTTTTTATTTCATAACTTACTCTTGTTCCTTTATCAGGCCCACCATACTCACGAACTCTAAGTATTGAACTTGGTATACCATAACAATTCATTAATCCTTTTAGAGCTCTTACCGTTCCTTTTGTTTTCAAAAAGAATGGTGTATTAGCAAGTATTCTTTTCCATATTTCTTCTGTTACTTTTTCTTGTGGTGTTTCAAATAAATCTGTACCATCAGAATCTTTACCTAAAAGGTATTGTGGTAAAATTAATAAATCATTACCATTCACTACATCTATCCCTACAGATTTTGCAACTTCTCTTACGATATCTTTAGAAATACCCTCACTTAATTTACTTGTTCTTTCATTGATATCAGTAAAGTGTCTTGTGTAAACAAATATCTCATCAAATTGTTGACCAATCATATCCATAAAATCTAAAAAGAAATTATTCTCTGTATCAGCAGTAACATGAAGTGGTAAGTTATTTATCAATCTTTCACGATTCAATCTATCATAACTTTTAGCATACCCAGTCCAAGTGTTGTACCATGTTGTAGCGGCTGAACTACTTGTATGTGATAGGATATATGGTTCGGTAGAATTTTCTTTTGGCCAACTAGCTTCATAAAACTCACCAATAGAACTTGATGCAGCTGATGAACTTTCGAAGTATAGGAAATGTTCATAAGGGTCAAATGAATTTATTACTCTTCTCTTTTTATTATCAAACTCAGTTCTTGTTCTTGCCGAACCAGTAACATCGTTTAATGCTAAACTTGAAGAAGTATAAGTTTGTATTAAATCTAATTTCTTTTTAAAATTATTTATTCTCTTTTCAGCACTACCAAAAGTTACAAAATTACCAAAACCAAAATCTGTTTCAAAAACATCAATGGCATCAGTTCTTTTTGTATAATCTACATTAACTTGTACATCTAATAAACTTTGTGATAAAACTTGATTTTGTATATCTTGTGATACGGTAGTATCAGAACCAACCAATTGGTCAAAATTATTAAAGTTAGTAGACCTCATATTAATAGGATTGTTAACAGAATTAAAATCTGGTAACCTCAAAAATAATACTTCTTCTTCCTCTTCTACAAATGGTACTAATTCAACGATATCTCTATATGGTTCCATTTTCTCATCTACAAAATAACATAAATCCATTTCTTCAATATCATCAACAATTGGTGAATACACTTTTATAAAACGAGAAGTACCATTTGGATTATCTTTTATGTTAGTGATTAGATTATAAGTACCATTTATAACTAAATAAGAATTCAATCTTTTTATTTGTGATTTTGTAAACTGAACCATGAACTCTTGATATATATCTTTCGAAGTATCTTCACCACTATGGTCTGTATTAGTAGCACCTTGTTCATAACTTATATCCACTCTCACTCTGTTGTAATCTAATACCTCAACGATTCTAGCTTTATAATCTATAGGTATGATTGTAGCTGGTGGTGGTGGTGGAACAGGATTTGGTAATTGTCTTGATACTGCAAAATTATCTTCTAAGAACTCACGAGTAACACTTGGTACGATATCATCTACTATAATTTCATTATCAGATTGATAGGCATTTGAATTTGGTATTGATTCTCTTGTAGGAATGTTGATACCTGGACTATCACCCTCACCCTCACCACTTGAAGAACCACCTCCGCCTCCACCGCCAGTGGAGCCTCCACCATAATCTTCATCTTGTGCTCTTAACATATTGATACGATGATTTTTCTGATATAAGAATTGTTCTATACTATCCCACTTACCAAGTGTAGCACTAACAACATTGTTAGCATAAATTGTGTGGTGTTTATCTAATATAAGATTCCATACCTCTAATGATTTTGATTGAAATAATTTTCCAACTTCTTTTGCCATGTACCATTGACCACGATATTTTATCGGATGGTTATCTGTAGTAATCAACCTACCAAACTTTACTAATCTTTCACCATCAGGTCTTCCATCTTTAACTACTTTAAGAACTTTTGCATAACCTTGTTCGGTTTTAACTTTCATACCTGGTCTAATCATTTTGATTGGTACAGAACGATTGTTACTTAATTTAACTCGTGTATCTCCATGAAAACAAACACTACCATATCTATCATTATCATAGTTTCCATCTTCATAATCTTGTACCTTTTCATCTACCAATTCAGGAATAGATGGTGGGTCATTTGATACTACTCTCTCAAGTATATTATTAGTAGGTTGAAAATCTTGTGGTGTAAATAATGGTTCAGATAAATCTATTGGTGGAATCTCTGGTATAACCAATTGGTCACTCGTGATTGAATAAACACCCTTTATAGTTATTTCACCACCCACCATAGAATCAGTAAACCCTCTATCATTCTTATCTAAGTTAGCAATCAATATAGTAGGGTCTGTTAAATCAAATCTGATAGTACCTGCATTAGAATCATTTACTAATGTTGTTGGTGTATAATTTATTATCTTGTTTATTTCTCTAAAATTTTTCTTGTAAATATTATTATTTATTTCTTGACAATCAACTTCTAATTCAGTTCTATCACCTGATATTTTCTTTATTACATATTTTAAATCTTTAGGAAATATTTCTTTTAATTGTTGCCTTGATTGTCTTTTACCAAATTTCTTTGTAGCATAGTATCTTGTTGTTCCGTTGATAACTTTTGTTTGAACTCTATTAGTATGTATCTCACCATTTTCATTTACAAATACAACTTCATCTTTACCAGCCAATCTTCTTAGAAAAAGATATTTTACTTTATGTGTTCCACTCTCAAAACCCATGGCACGAAGATGAGTACCAATATCTAAATCCATTGTTTTATCATCTTGGAACTCAACAACATCTAATGGAAAGATTTCATCTTTTATCAATACATCATTATCATCTATATCAGGCGTATCAGATTGATAAACATACAAATGAATATAATCACGACCATCTCTTCCAAAACCTGTATACAGATTTTTTTTGATTTCTAATTGTTCTTTATCTTTTTGTGTTAATCCGTATGTTAACATTAGTCATTTAACTCCACTATTCTTGCTTGTAAATTTCCAATCTCTGTTTCTAAATCTTGGTTTAGTGTTACTTGAGCATCAATCTCATCTTTTAGTGTATCTCTCAATCTTTGTAATTCTTCTGCTGTAGGTGTTTCTGATTCTGCTATAGTTTCTTCATCAGTAAATTCTGTAAATTGAGATTTCTCTCCTAAGTATTTTTCAAACAAACTTGTATTAGATGATTTTTGTGTAACTGATAATCTTACATATTGATATTCTTCTTCAAGTGAAACTGGTGTTCCATCATTTCTAACATTTTCAGGGTCTTCATATGATAACAAATATCCTCTTTCATCCCTTAGTGGGTCGGTAGCATCAAGTGCTGAACCAGATATCTGTGCTCTCTTTCTTTCCTCTTCTACTTTTTTCAAATGTTTTTGTTCATCTGCATCTTGAACATTTTTATAGAAATCTTTTTTTCTAGCTCTTTTAATTGTGTAAGGCATTATTGTGATACCCCAAAGTAATCATAATTTAATTTTATATATTTGTTCCATTCATCAGGCATCTCATCTTCATCAAAGATTGCCTCTACAGGACACTCTGGTTCACAAGCCCCACAATCAATACACTCTTCAGGATTAATATACAATTGTAATCCATCAGGATTAAATCCATCTGCTTTTGCTTCTTCACCACTTCCCTCTTTATCAAAAGGCCCATGTATACAATCTACTGGACAAACTTCAACACAAGCTGTATCACAAGTTCCCACACATGGTTCTGCAATTATATAAGACATCGTTACCTCACTACTTTAAATTCAAATCCATCATCATACACTTGAGAAGTTTCATCTGCTCCACTTCCACTTACAACTTTTATTTGAAACTTATAATGTCTTTCTGGCATAAATCCATCCATCCATAAGTTAAAATAATTACCTGTAGAATCACAACTCACAATAGAACCTGTTCCAAATGGTACAATCACATCTTCGGTTAAAGCATCAACTACTGAATAATAAGTACCTTGATTGATAGCCGTACTACCACTTGGTAGAAACTTAACAGTCAATGCTGCTGGTGTGGTATCAAATCCACGAGTAGGATATAATTCTCTACCAACTAATCTAAATTTTACTTTTGATTTTTGTTTATACTCATCTCGTAAACCTTTGAAATAAATTGTTAGATTTTCTAAATCGGTTGAACTTAATGCTGATAAACTTCCTGTTGAAAAACTTGAATCATCCCATTCAACTTCTAACTTAGGTGGAAAGATTGTATTTGTTTCTCTTGAGAAAAATCTTAAATGTCCTAATTGAGTTGCATCACCCTCTGCCGAACCAGTTGCTGTTGTTGGGTCAAAGATTGAATATCTACTTGATGATGTATGTAAGTTTTCTCTTTTGATTATAAATCCATTATTAGGATATACAGAACTCGAATATATTTGGTTCTTAACTAAATCAGTTATATCCATTCTGATATCTTTTGTTTCATATACTAAAGTTTCTGAAGCACTAACATTATATTGTGATACAGAACTTGTAAACCAACTACCACCTTGATTAGTATCTGTTCCACCCATCCAAGTAGTTTTTACTGTATCACTATCACGATACTTCCAACTAGCACCATCACTAAGTGCAGGGTCTCTATCTTTAGTACCTGTACCACCATTCCAACTTCCACTAATGATATAGGCAAATAATGTTTGGTCAACTGCTAACTCTTCAGAACTAGCATCGTATAAATTTAAATAATATTTTGCAGTACTTGGAATTATTCCACTTTGTATTGATTGTGAAATATAATTGTAATCAAACTTCATCAAGATACGAGAAACATTTACAGTAGTTCCTGTAGAATTAACATGCTTCTCTACTTCTATAATTTGGTCTAAACCTGTATTGATTGATGAAGTTACATCACCCTCGTATATTGTTGTATCGGTTGTTGGGTACTCAAAATAATGCATTAGATATCTCCTATTACTCTACCTTGTATATCAATATTAGGATATTTTACCTCAAAGATACAAGGGTCTAATGATGGATATATAACACCATCTTTTGTAGCAGATTGTATATCATATACATGGCCACTATATCCACTCGATGTTTGGAATTTGTTTTGTATAACAACCATTTGTTTTTGTGGATTATCATCTGCTGGTGGTACAACACTTGCCACCCCATCCACTAATGAAATCTTATAAGCAATATCACTTAAAATAATCGGTTGTCCGATTTGCCATCTCTTAACAGAAAAATGTTTTTTAACTTCATCAACACATTTTAATAATACTTCATTCTTATTAAATCCTCTTTGTGTTATGATACTAAACTTAACTGCAATATTTACAATGTAAGCATCCTTAATATTAATCGCATCCGTCATCAATCTGTACTGAGATAAATAAGTTTTTAAATTTTGTTTTACTGCTCTGTTTAGTGTAACAAGATTACCTTTGGCATCATAACCTAACACATACATATTTAATGCCAATGGATTTGGTATGGTAGATGTTCCTTTGTTTTTTGCTATCTTACCATCTTTCATAATCAAGTTAGTAAATGATTCTAATTGTTCATCTTGTACAATATAAGTTTTTGCTATGTTACCATACTTTTGTGGTAAAGCATATGTTCTAATAATATAATCTTCTTTAGTAACAGCTCTGTTCTGTGAATTAAAGTAAGCCAAAGCATTCTGTCTAACCTCTTCATTAGTTTCACCACTTGAACCACCTGTTGCTGGTGTTGGATTGGTAATACCCAAACTAGCTTTCATATCAGTAATTTTTTGTGTTTCTAATCCTGTCTCATCAATAGTAAAATTAATTTCATCTAAATTAGTGATTGTATTAGTAGCAGCATTATCTAATATACTACCACCATGTGTATAGGTAAATGTTAAAGTATTATTACTTGGTGCCAAACCATAAGTTTGTGTTTTTAAGAAATTACTTGGGTCAAATGATTCATCAAGTTTTGATATACCATTACCAAGTGAACTACCAACATTATCAGGATTTGGTATAATTTCTTCATCAGCATTATTACTAATACCTGAACCAAATCTTATTTCTGTTTTACCATCACTACGAACATATCGTGTAAATCTTTTTGTTGTTTTAAATAATTGTAAAAGAAAAGGTGATTCTTTTGAATGTTGAGATAAATCAGGACTATTCAATGTAGTATTTTCTACAGATTTAAATACTGTATCTTGTGCTAAGAAAGGAACTTCATACCATTGGTCACCATTACCATCTATACACTTAACCACATCAACAACATTATCATTGTTCAATATTACTTTATCAAACTTAACAGCATTTCCAAAAGTAAAAGATTGTGTAGTTTTCTTTCCTGATTTTAAAATACCTTTTTTAGTTAATTTAAAATGTGTTGGTTCTGTACCAGAAGTTTGTGATACTTCAATCTCCATAGAATCTAATGAACTTGATACTTTAAAATTAATATCATCCATCAATCTAAATGTTGTTCCACCTGTAGATGCAAAAGAACTATCGGCATCAAGTACAGGAGCATAATTTAAATCAGCTTCAAAAGTTTGTCCAACTTGTATGGCTGGAACCTCAACACTTATATCACAAATTGCAGTTGCAGGTGAACTAAGTTTTGGTTTGTATCCATACGATTGTGCAATCTTAAAAATATTTTTCTTTTCTTCTGCACTATGTAATAGTGTTTCACGATATTGATTATCAACATAAAAGTTAAGAACATCACCAACATACGCTGCCATTTCAATGAACATCATACCAGGGTCTGATTCATTAAAATCATTATAAGTTTTTGGGAAATAAGATTTAGCAAATTCAATTAGATTATTTCTAATAGAAGAAAATTCTCTACCCAAATAATTAACATCTTTTCTTATAGTTTTCTTTTGTGTATTGTAATCAGGATTCTGTGTTGGCATCTTAAGCTCCAGTATTAAAATTAAATGTTATATTTTCTATGGCATCGGGGTCATCAATAGTAACCCTAAATTCTAATGATACGATTACATTATTTGGATTTGTTTCATCCACCATAGTAACTATATTTTGTGCTTCTACATAAGGTAACCATCTTTCCAATGCTTCATGAATAGCTTCTTCTATCCTATCACCTATGTTATCATCAAATGGTTCGAATAATATTGATGGTAAATCAGAACCAAATTCTGGTTGTCCAACTCGTTCACCTTTATTGGTTAGTAGTAGATTCTTAATATTAGAAGAAGCCTGTTCCCTTAAGGTTTGAGACCTGATAAAATTATTATCAGTTCCTATCCTTATAGGAAAGGTTAATCCGAAAAATGCATCTCGGTCTTCGTTTAATTCTCTAACTACTGCTCTTGCCATTATTTTTTACTCTTGAATTTATCGTGTTTCATTAAATCACTATAATCTCTTGTTAAAGCATTTACTAAACTTTCAGGTACATCATTTACAGTTACATTCTTTTCTCTCAAAGTTTGTGCGGCTATCATGTTTCTTTGTGTTTCTTTATCACCACCCGCTGCCATACTCTCTCCGTAACCTAAAAGTTCTGATGCTCTACTTGAATCGAATACACCACCACCCATTGTTGGATACTCATCCATCTCATCACCTTTACTTAAAGCAACAGTCTCATTTAATACTTCGTTAAGTGCTTTGTTCTCGGTATATTGTACAGGTTTTTTCTGTACTGCTTTTTTCTTTACAACTTGTTTTTTTGGTGTAAGCGATTTAAGAGATGATTTATTCTCCTTAATAAATATCTCATTCATCTGTTTTTTGACTTCTTTACGAACTACTAATTCGATTATTTTTATTAAGTCATTTTTCTTCATCATTAACTCCTCTTGTTAAAAATCTTTATCATCAGTTTCATCTTCAGGATTAGTTCCTCTAACTTTTTCTGCGGCATCTACTTCACCACCACCATCAGAATCTTTCTCTTTTAAAATTATTTCATATCCAAATGATGGAGCACCTGCTGGATTAGTAAACACCAATTGTTTATGAAATGTTTCAAAACATGATATCATGTAATTTACAAAGTCATCTAAATCTTTTGATTCTTGTGCTTTCTTTGGTATGTAGAGAGATGTAAAACCAGGACTTGTACAAATGAATCCTGTCACAGTCGAACTACCCAACCAAAATAATTTTAAACCAGTATCTAATGCAGTACTCATTGGATATGCTCCAAGTGAATTAAAAGATGTTCTTAATTGTGATTTTAAACCCTCTACATTACCTTGTAATACTGGCCCACCTGGTATTGATGTTCCAGCTTTTGTACATATCCCATATGAATCTGCAATCACACTAGCCATATCCTTTTCTTGATTCTTAATAGCTTTTCTATAGTTACTTCTAAATATCGCCCAACTCATATTTTATTCATTTATTCTATGTTTCTTACTTAACGCTAATTTTACTTGTGCCATAGCCGCAGTAACTGCCGGCCAACTTGGTGCCGAACTAATTGGTGCTGGTGTTGGGCCTGTTGGTGTTGGTATTCCCACTACATTACCAATAGCTGTAACTAAAGCATCTAACTTATCAAATAATGTTTGTCCTAATACTTGTGGTTCTTCTGCCTCATCACCACCAATCTTTACCTCTGGTGATTCCATAACAAGTTTACCAACTGAACCCAAAGATATATTGTTAGCACTAAACATTCCAATATCACCTTTCTCTTTTGAGTTAAATAAAATTCTATCTGAACTCAATAAAATATTTTTACCACTAATCTCACCTGTAATAACTTTACTTTCAATTGCTGGTGTAAATTCTAATGTTTGATTTGTTGTAAGATAAATACTTGAACCATCAGTATCAATCTTTTCTTGTATAGGAACTTTTGTATCACCCTCAATTGTTTGACCAACATTTAAAATAATATTTGGTGATTCTGTATTTCCATTTTTTAAATCACTACCAATTCTAATAGAGTTTCCAAATCTACCCTCAAGAATAATATCACCCTCATTAGGTAAAATTTTTCTAGCATCTTTATTTCTACCAT